TATGTATACAATTATATCATGGATGGCTGAAGTTTAAAGCTAAATTAGATATTTTGTTATAGTCACATGACAACTCCGAATCATAGGTGGGGGATTAGATACTCCTCCGATTCTGCTAAAAACTTGGCGTACATTCAAACGCAATATACCAACGACAACACTTTTGCTAAGCCCGGTGAGCTCTTCCTAAACGAAAACCTCCAAGAAATCTACTATGTAGACCATTCTGACAATACTGCTAAAAAGCTCGCTGGAGTCTGGGCCAAGACTGGATCAGATGCTTATTACTCAGCAGGTAAAGTAGGGATAGGTCTATCAGCCCCGACCGCTCCACTTGAAGTCGCCACTACATGGAACGACGTAAACGTTACTCATTATGGTGTTAAAATCACCGTCACCGACACGGAATCGGCTGCTGCTTCTAAACCCCTTGAGATCACAGTAGGTGGGTCTTCTAAGCTATCTGTTTCTAAGGCCGGGGATCTTACTGTTGCTGGAAAAGTCACCCTACCCTCACAGCCTCCGGCATCTGCCACAGCTAACGGTTCTACCGGAGACATTGCTTGGGACACCGACCATATCTATATTTGTGTAGCGACCAATACTTGGAAGCGTGCTGCACTTGCAACCTGGTTATAAAAGTTTAAAGTTATATGAACATTAGTTAATTCATATCTTGATGTTCCGACACTTTATTATTAGTTTGAGCAGGGTCCCTTAAGCGCAGCAATGTGCTTGGGGGATTTTTGCTATATGGAGACCCTATGGCACGTAAAGTAAAAAACACTCGTAGACAAAAAATCCGTACCGAACAAATCTATATGCCACAGAATCGAGAACAAGACCAAATAAAAATTATTATGCCTCGTAACCCATCTCAAGTAGATGCGTTAAATTGCCTAAAAACAAAGACTCTTACGATTCTAACAGGACCTCCAGGCACAGCAAAAACCCTTCTCTCTGTTTATGCTGCTTGCCAAGCACTTCAAAAAAGAGAAATTGACAAGATTTATTATGTAAAACCCATCGTTGATGTGGTGGGTGAACAAGGCCTCGGTTTTTTGCCAGGCGAAGTTGATGAAAAAACTGCGCCCCATATTGCTCCGTTAAAGGATGCCTTATCTGTATTTATGCCAAAAGGCAAAGCAGATTATCTCATTGAAAAGAAAATAATTGAATTTGTTCCTCTAGAGCACCTCAGGGGCAGAAGCTTAGCTAGATGTTTTATCATTGCTGACGAAATGCAAAACGCAATCCCCCACTCGGTGCTAACTGTACTTACTCGATTAGGAAATGATAGCAAGGTGGCTTTACTTGGTGATGTTGTACAACGTGACCTTGACGGAAAGTTTGGTCGCGATGGACTCTCTGATGCAACAAAAAGGTTGGCCAAGCTTAATGAGGTTGGTCATGTTGAGTTCTCCTTTAGTGAAATTGTAAGATCTGGGTTTGTAAGGTCTGTAATTAGAGAATATGCGGATCTATACGCAGCGTAGAGTTTAAAGTAACTATATATTATAGTTGCAGTACTATGCCTGGTAAGCTACCTGGGGGAAAATTAAGAATATCTAGAGTTGTTCCCCCTCTTTCTACAGTTGCGGATCCTACGGACACTGAAGTTAAATACTTTGGTCTTACAAGAGACGACGCTCTTAGTGATCTTGAGTCTAGCACGGAAGCGTTGCAAGAAGTGCTAAAGGACATTCAGTCTGTCTCTGAAAGAGAGACGGAAGGGGTATTTAACTTAAAAGACGTTTCGATTCTAGACGGCATTGAGGTTTTTGGAGTCGCAAAAGAAGACCTTTCTCCGCTTCAAGGTGCTGCCTTAACAGACGGTGCTGGTGAAGCTATTGTAAATCCTCGCCAAAGACTACAAGATAGAATTACTCATTTTGAATCTTTTGCGGGGCGAGGTACTCCGTTCTTCGGATCTGGGCCTATAAAATATATGTATTACGCCGATCCTATCGGTACAGACCTTCCAGGGATTGTTTCTGTTGCTGCTAATGGAACTGTAACAGGTAACAGTACTAACTTTAATGGATCTACGGGTGCAAATGATCCATTTACTCCCCATGTTTTAACAAATGGCGACTATGTAGATGCATATAATTCAAACAACGAAAGGGTCGGAAGATATATAGTTAGCGGAAATCCATCTAGCAAGACGGCAATGACCGTTACAAATGCTGACACAGGCGCTATTACCGCTGTGTCTAACGTGTCATTAAAAGTAATATATTCTCACACTAGCCCACCTCCATTTTTTACAGAGCCAATAACCTCTACAGCATTTAACGCCCCAGATCATATTCCCAATATCTCACAACTCGAATATACTCATAGAATAGGTAGTAGCTCTACAGGAAGCTTTGTGCCTACAAAGTACAAAGAAGATTGGTGGGAAGGAGATTATGAAAGAGATTTCAAAAACCCTATTAGTAACCCCTATCAAGCATCTGGAGAAAATGCAGATAACGATCCAACTTTTAACATCATTAAAGACGGAAATAAAAACTATGGGATATTACTCAATGACTTTCCTATTGATAAAAATCTAGGAATAAGATACGACTTTTATTTAAAAAAAGATTTTGTCGGAGAGTATTTTAAGTGGGCTGTACAAAAGTACGGAGAGGTTAAGATCGATGTTTACAAGCAAACAGGAATTGCTTCTAACGGCAATCCTCAAGGGTCTTGGATAACTGTTTTAGATACAACTGATGAGAGCACTTATCACGTATTTATTGACAAAGAAGAAAGTACACAAAACTTTGCAGAATTTAGAGAAGTGTATATGAACGGCGGCTCTAATTTTGAAGCATTAGCCACTACTTCTGAAGCAGCATTTTTAGATACAAGAGATACTTATACAGACTTAGAAGATACCGAGATCTCTAATTTTGACAACGAGTTTATTCCTGTTATTATTAGATACTGGCACGGACAAAATACTTTTAACAAAAATATAACAACTATTCCTGAGCAATCAAGATTAACACCTGGTGGAACAACTCCTTCTGTTAACTTTGATCTTAGAGAGTTTAATCTTTCTGAAGTTAACCTAGGTGGAACTATAAGCACATTAACAACTGCAGGAGTAGTTACAGGAGTTGGAACTGCATTTACTACAGACCTTGCAGTTGGAAGCAGAATAACTATAAATAGCAAGTCTTATAAAGTAGTTTCTATAGACAGTGACGTAAGCTTAATTATAAGAAATCCTGCAGAAGATAATTTCACAGGGCAGAGCTATATAGCTTCAACTGACAGAACCCATAAGCAAGCATGGAATAATTACTATACCCACGTTAAGGGTACTTTTGCAGGTGGTGTAGTAACATTAGATAATAATTATACAGGAGCAGGAACACAAAATAGTTTAGCCAATATGAATCGTAGATTTGATATTGTTGCATATACTATCGCAGGAAATGCTCCCACAGGCTTAAGTAATACAAAAAATATTTTAAACTATAAATCTGAATCTCAAACCAAATATGACTTCGGTCCTTCTAAGAGTAATTTTTACGAGGGAATAAGAGTAGATGGCGGAAGTGGCGACTGGACTGATCTTACTTTTACAGTATCTGGTATTTCTATAGCAGAAAATGCTATAGTTCACATGATGATTCAAAATAATCCTCTCAAAACTGAACCTCCAAGAATAGTACCTGCCAGTAACTCTAATTTTACAAACGTTAATGAAAACAGCCAGGCTCTTTGGGTTGAATTTGTTTATTATCCCGATGAAAAAGGTACATACGAAGACGCAGGAGATCTTTTATCTAATGGAGCAGGATATTCAGAAATAGATCCAGAAAAGCAAGCTCTAGAAGAAAGAAGCGTTTATTTTGGGTATAAGTACGGCGTGCTCCCTGAAACAAATCAATATACCTCTGCAAGGTACGATGGATTTTTAAGAAACACAATTACAAATGCTGTTACGAACAGAGACTATGATTATAACCATCCCAAACTTCTTGCAATAGGAAGGCAGAAAAAAGACACGGCCATTAAGCCTTTGCAAACAGGAGAAATAAGACCTGATGGCGCTAACTACACTTTCTTCATGTATGAGGCTGACGCATTCAATAACGGAGGTAGGGTTCAAATTCTTGCCGGGCCTGTTAATAGCTTAGCCGCAATATTTGCTCCAATAGCAGCTGGAGTAGACGCATCTTCAAATCCTGGTAAAATACTTCATAGCACAGACAACGTTAATACTTTTTCAAATACAAATAAGCAAAACATAACAGCAGCTGCTTCTGTTGTTACTCAAGGTAGTGGGTCTAATAATTACGGCATCTATCAAGAGGAATTTTTAGGAGGCCCGATTCTAGTTGCAAGAGGAAGCGGTACAGCAGGAGACTACAGCCCCGTTTGGTCTATTTCAAACATGGGAGACCCAGAAGGCAGAAACACTATCAACAAGACCTTATTCCTTGCTTATGTTTCTCAGGGGGCTGGGATCAACGCCTATTTTCGCGAGTTAATTAACGCGGAAAGACCTAGCGTCAAAGCCTCTTCTATCACATTAATAGGAGGAGGTCCGACACCGTCAATCCAAAATGCTGGTTTATTTGCCGCGGACTCTTCTAACTCATCTAGAACAAATCAAAACGCCGTTCCTTATATAAGATCTAGGGTTGCCCTATACGCCTCAACGGATTCTGCTTATGCTACTGTCTTAGCAGAATATGACGTTACATCCTATACTGCTAGTTCTACTACAGTAGCTTTAAATAGAATAACAGGAACAGACCAGCCCGCCGGAACTTATAGAGCAATAGTTTATTACAACTACTTAAAAATACCACAAGCTCTTCATACTTTAGATTGGACTGACGAAAACGGAATAGACAAAACAACTACCTCTATACAAGACTCCCCGACGTATAGCGGAACTAGCAACAACATGATTATTAACGGAGTGTATAGCACTTCGGCAACCTACTCTAGAGTTGATAACGGATCAACTTTGTCGTTTGGCGACGCACTGCTAATCGAGCCAGGAAGCAACACTAGCTCTGCTATAAGTCCTTTTAGCTCACAAACAGAACTTCCCTTCCCGCCTTCTGCAGCAGTAACACCCTTCGGGTTTGATAAGTCTTCTAATGATATAAACAACCCAGGATTGGGAGGTATTTGCTATCCTCCTATTGATGCTCCAGCAGATCCTGCACTTTCAACTCTTGCTATTGAAGATGCTGATCTATATGGCCGATCTGGCGGAACATTAAGAAAAGACGAGGGACATTATGATACTTACTTTGGAGGTAAAAATTTAACTAATATTGGCTTGGCGTCTATAACAGTGACAAGAGGGTTCGTGTTTGATTTCCCTGCAGACAGCTATAACGATATCATCACAACGCCTTCCTCTGCACAATTACCTATATTTTCTTCCAACTCCTACACTCATAAATTAAGAGTAGAACTTACTCCGTACATTGGAGAGCCTAGTACTACTTTTGCTAACGCTACAGGGTTGTTTTTAAGATCAGAACTTTATAATAATCCTACGGGTGCAAGTCCACTGACTTCTTCTGACCAAAACCCCCATATTTACAACGACGTAACTACGTACTACTCAACTCAAGAGGCTGTAAAAGAAGCAGTGTACTTATTTACTAAGTCTTCCTCTATCAATCCTACATCAGAAACTGACGTTAGCCTAATATCAACAAGTTCTATAAACTTTGTTTAAGGTAGATATCTAAATAGAGGTACTAAGTAAGTATTAACGTTCCCGCTACCATTTTGAGCGGGGAGAGCTACTGTTGATACTGATGGGGCATTTTCTTTATGGAAATAAAACGCTCCGTCCGCGCCTAGATAATGTGATTCGCTATTGGCTGTTCCTAAGCTAACTGGTTGAATGCGTTGTCCCAAGGTCGCAACTTCTGTGTTAAACGCGTAGGCTGTGTTTGAACTATCAGTATCCTGAGCAGAAACAGCGTACGTACTGCCAAGGTCTGGATTTGTAATATTGCCGGCATTACTAAGAGTAAGGAAAGGTTTGTCTTTTGTAGAAAACGCTCTTTTATACTCAGTACCTACCTTAATAAATATTCCAGGAGCTTTGTACTTAACGTTATTATGGAGTATTTCAAATCTTCTCCCCCCTTCAAATGCAGTTTTTAATTTTGCTTCTGTTATCCAGGCATTATTAGGATTTAGTATGTAGTCTTGGTCTCTAAGTACGAGCCTCTGTCTAAATCTTGCGCTAACTCCTACAAACCTATTAAACTCAAATCCTAGATTGTTTCTGCTGTCTGTTTCGGTAAGAGGTAGCCTTGTATTTTGAATAGATAGCTCAGCGTCACTTGTAAGTCGGGCAGCAAGTTCTTGTAGTCCATTTATCTCTCCGACAATTTGACCTCCTAACTGATATCTGTTTATATATTGTTCCAACGCTACAGCAGAACCAGAAAATCTTAAGTTAAATATATTTCTAACATCTACTCCATCAAATCTTGCAATTCTAATTTGCCTATCTTCTACGCCCTCATTAAACTGCGTTTCATCTTTTTCTTTATCTAAAAATATGTATTTTGATTCTAAAGAGTCATATAAATAAAACCCATCAGGGCCGCCTTTTACAACATCATATAGATAATTTACAACAAAAATACTTGGTTTGTTTCCAGAATATAGATAATCTTCTTGTTTCTCTAAATATAAAGCACCGTTACCTGATGTGTTAGAGACAACGCCTTCTTTTACTAATAGTCGTTCTCCTAGAATATACCCTGTTCCTCTAGAAGTAAATGTAATAGAGGCAATCTTAAACCTTCTTGTATAAAATCCTGTATAGTACGATAGTTCTTCGGGTGCGTTGGTGGGGGGTAGTAGTAGTGTTCCAGACTGGTTCTCGCTGCTTTGCTGAGGAGTTACAAGCGTATATTCTTTAACTACATTATTAGCAAAAGTAACTCTTACGAGTACATTAGTACTTAACGGGCTACTACCAGAATCCGCTGTATAGTTCCAAGTACCATTTGCATTCATCTGGAAGTCGTGGCCTGTTCCAAAAATGTTATTAGCAGGAGAACCAGCAGCATAGTCTGAGCCATTTAGTCTATAGGTAGTGACATTTGCTGTAGCGTAAATAGTTGGGTCTATTACAAATTCTACTGTTGCTAGGGCATTATTTGCTCCGCTTTTCTCCCCCTCTAAAACAACTCCTGAAACAGTTACATTAGAAATTAAATTTTCAACTTCTCCTTGAGAGTTTGTTTGTCTAAAGAAAAATCCGTCTCCAGAGTTATTAATTTTAATTTGAGGTATAGATCCGTTCTCAGAGTATATGGGACCATAAGCCTCGGCGTCACCCCCTACCCCCAGAGTATAAGTATCAAAAAATACTTTATTTCCAGTAGCAAAAGTGTAGTCTTTTGTAATAAATTTTGTTCTCTTTACTGCTTGATCTTGGTTATTAACTTTAGTTTTAAAAGTTTGAGAAGCAAGCGCTATAAGTTGAGCAGAAGGATTTGACTGAGACTCCGTACCGCTATTTACAAGAGAATTAATCTGAGAAGATAAAGAAAACAATTCTATATCATTTTCAATTCCCGGCGCATCTAATTTTTGAAGGGCCTCTTTAAGGTTAATGTCTCTTTCAGAAAGATTTAATTTTTTACTTAATCCTGCCATGTGTTATTTCTCCTATTTATACATTAAACGACGGGAACATCAAACAAGTCTATGGTTATCCTACTCGAGTTTAATTCTCTTAATTTTGTTTTTAATGGGTCCTCTGCTCCACCGGAAAGAGTATCAAAGATATCGTTTAACTGCCAATTACTATAAGTTCCTGCAGAGATATCTGGTTTTGTTGCTTTAAGTTTTATTCTGAGATCTCTTAGTCTATTATCACCCATAATTTCATATACATCATAAGCGTCTTGAATAATTCTTCTGATAGACAATCTACTTAGCGGATTATCTTCTAAGTTAATGGTTCTTATTTCTGCTCTACCTGTAAACCCAGCATTTGAAGCTCCTGTTATATTTTGAAGGGTCCCCGTCCTATAACAAGTAAGCAAATTACTTTGTAAATCTAAAGTTCTTAACCTTCCCTGCCCAGTGTTTTTAAAATTAGGAATAAAGCCGCCTAAAGAGCAATCCTTCATGTAAATATACTCTACATTAGGACATCCGTTAAAGAACCCATCGCATTCAATGGCCTTTCTTCTAAAAGTAACAGATGTGTCTGAACTATAATTTAATGTTATACCTTCTCCTGTAGAGTTTGCTCCTACTACTACAATATACTCGTAGCTAGGATCTTCATTAAATACGGATCCAACTCTGCCTTTTAGTTGCCCACCAATATACACTTCATCACCGACTCGAACATATTTTTGCAAGTTAGTAACGCCTGCAGTTTTAAGAAGTATATTTCCAGCAGATTGCGGGGCTCCTTTATAAGCCCTAGATTTAAATGTAGTAGAGCCTGAAACCCACTGTTCTTGTGAAATATTCCCGTACTCAGAGGTAGTACTCTTGTCATCCCAGTTTAATGGCGCAAGAGCACTAAACACTGGCTTATTTTGCTTAGACGTATCTTGTGCCCAGCTTGATGGATACTTCGAAGGTAGAGAATCTGTTGTATAGAATCTTCTTAATATAGTGCTTCCGCTATTAATATTTAATGGGGCCATGTCTGGAACAATTGCTCCACCAACGTTTGTTCCAGAATACCTGATATAGATTTCCTGTACTCTTTTTGTTGATTTCACAGATAAAGCGCTTAGATCAAAGAATCTATTATTGTCAGCGCGCATTCTAAGCGCTAACGACTCACTTGCGCCCTGGGCTACTCCTGGAATTCTGGGGAAACGTCCTGACCAGCGCCCTGAGCTAATCGAAAGAAAAGCCATTTTAGTAAGCTTATCAAAGTCGTTATACCTAAACTTCATTTCATAATTTCTATTATTATTGATTTCTAAGGCCCTAATTACGGTCTCTGTAGTAGGGTGGAAGAAATTGAGCGGAAATATATATTTACCGGGTTCATTGGCTCCTGTGCCTCCCTGCGAGATTGAAAGACTACCTTCTGCGTAGCCCTCCCAATCAATTGCGCCAATATTTATATAATCTAATTTTGGGCAATCTTTAACGCTAAATAGTCTGCCGGTCCATCCACTGTTAAAAGAAACAATCGTTCTTAATTCCGACGCTTTTACAAAATCGTTCGAGTCGGTTGTGGTGGTAGTCGTACCAGGATTATATCTAATTTTTCTTTCTGGTCCATGAGCCCTAGTGTAAGTAAGATTCAAAAATTCTAGTTTTTGCCAAATAAGAGAAGATCCTGTTGCTAAGTTAAAAGCTATGTCGGTTTGGACGAAATTAACAACTTTAGCGTTAGTCAACCAGCCGGACCATGCCGTTGCCGCGCTAGTAGCTGCGTGACTGTATCTATTAAGAGCCGTTCCTCCGATAGTATCTGTGACGTTCATAACGCGTGCGGTGGTATTGGCCGGTTCGTTAATATTTCCAACCATTGTATCATCTGTGCAAATGCCTCCAGCAAAGTTATTACTGTTGTAACCTAGATGGTCGACATTCCATGTAATTACTTTAAATTGTCCTATGAATTGTTGTTGTTGATCGGCTGTATCTCCAGATGCCCATTGAATATTATCGCCGACATCCCGCATACTCCCACCAACTTGTGTCTGCCAAGAATAGTTTATCGAAAACTCCTGGTTGTTATTATTTAATTTAGGAATATTTCCGTATAGGTTTTTAACCCCGTTTTGAGATGTTGATATATCTATCTCTCCAAGATTGGGGAAAATAACAGAAAAATCTGGATTTGCAACTTTAAACCTTGAGCCTAATCTCAATATCCTTAGAGCAGTGAATCTTCTGATACCATTTGCAAGACCTGCTGCTCCGGTAAATGAGCCGTTATTGCCAGGGTTTAATCTTGTTTGATGGAGGAGGTGGCTTCCGGCCGTTGCAGTTGATAAAGTTCCGTCATACGAAGCTTTCTTTACTCCGCCACCGCCTGCTTCAAATCCGCTATATGCTAGTATCTGTACCCCGGTCTGAATGGGAATGTTGGTGCTATTGTAGCTATTATATAGGTTTGGGTTAGTTTGCCAGTCGAACCATTCAATAATACCTTGGTCCCAAAATCTATTACCACGCAAATCTAGTTCTTCTAAAGTAAAGTGGTTTACCTTTAGCCACGTAGGAATGGTGGAAAGTCTATTATTCCGACAAGAAAATACTTTTAAGTTGTCGAACCCAAGTAAGCCTAGATCAGGAGTATTATCGTCCTCTTCTATTCCTAGTCCTTCCAACCTTAATTCCTCTACAATAGAAGGAGCACAATAGATATATAAATAAGCATCCTGGTTATTTCCAGTCTTTCCGGTGGTATTTATACTTCTAGTCATTGTGTTTCTAGAAGCTTCTAGAGAATCATTAAAAGTTTCTCCTATAATTTTATAATTATCGCTTTTTCTTCTAAGCTCGTATCCAAAATAATATGGAGAAGGAGCGTTCCGAGTAAAGATTGTAAAGCTTGCAGAGTTGTTAATCTTAACTGGGACTCTTAGCGGAGAGTTTTTAGAGGCAAGAGCGTCTACAACCTGCAACGAAGGACTAGACGTGTTAGGCGTTTGCATATAAACGGGAACCTTCACAATATTTGTAGGGCTTTCCGTAATACCGCCTTTAGGAACAAATAAATTTTTTGCTAATTTGAGACTAGAGTAGTGGCCTCTTCTTCTTACTCTTAGGGTTCCTCCATAGGAAGCATTAGTATATCTTCCATTTGTGTCTCTTTCTGCATTAAATAAACTTTCTCTAGAGGTAGATACTGTTGCTGTCGAAAGGTTTCCTTTTTTGTCTTTAAATTTATATTCTATTGCGTTAGCGGCTATTCCGCCATGAAGCATTATAATGTTATCAGAGTACTCGGAAGTAAGAAGGCTGCTTTTA